AGGGATTGGACTTGCAAGCGCCGCACGCGAAATCCTGAGTGTGGCAGACGTGAAGGTGCAACTCGATACGCCGCTCGCCGTCTTTCTGGGAATGAGATCACACAAGGGGTTCTCGCATGACATCGTCGAGCGCATACGGAAGAAGGGGCCGCACGTTCGCGGTCGGCGTCAAGATTGACGACGCCGCGCTTCGTGCGATAAATGCACGGCTCCTCACGCTCAACGAGCGCGACGCGCGGAACGCCATGCGCCGTGGGTTCTCGAAGTGGACGGGCGCGGTCCGCCGGCTGCTCGCGTCGTCTGCGCCGTTTGGCAAGACGACCGCCACCGAGCGCGTGCGCGGTGCCGTTCGCCCGAACGTGCACCTCAAGTGGTCCATCGCCACCAAGGTGAAGGGCTACAGCAAGGGCCTCGTGACCTGGGCGGCGGTCGGCGTGAAACGCATCGACGGGTCGTACCTGACGCCGCACTGGTACCACGGGTGGCTTGAGAACGGCCACGCCATCAAGCGCGCCACGACGACCGCCGAGAAGATCCTGTTGAAGTCGCGCGGCGAGCGCGGCAAGGCGCTCAACACGCGCACCGTGGGCTTCAGTCGCCCACGCCAGTGGGTCAAGCGGTACCAGACGGTCTACCCGGCGCTGGCGCTCCAGTACGTCGCCCCCGAGATCGACAAGGCCGTCGAGAAGGCAAGCCGTGGCTAAGGTCTCACGCATCAACATCGCCATCACCGGCGATTCGAAGGGCCTTCAGGCCGCGACGGATTCGGCACGCCGCGAGCTCAACCGGCTGAACGCCGCGGCCGAAGCGACGTCGAAGAAGCTCAAGGGCTTCGGCGAGTCCGCCATGCGCGTGCAGGGCGTGGCGGGTCAGTTCGGCGTGAAGGGCACGGGGCTCGGCGCCATCGGCGGCGTGGGGATGCTCGCCTCGATGGGCGGGCTCGGGCTCGGCCTCGGTGCCGCAGGGCTTGGCATCGCCGGAATCAGCGCCGGCGTCGGGGCCGTGCAAGCGCTGCCGGACGTTCGGAAGCGTGCCATGCAGGCGCTCCAGGAAACGCAGATGGATCAGCGTCGCCGCATCGAGGAGTTTGGCTTTTCGCAGCAAATGGCCCAGATGATCGCAGCGAATGCACCCAAAAACGTAGGCGTCGCCACTGGTTTGTCCACGTCAGAAGCATTCGCGCAGGGCATGGCTGCGCAGGGTGGCGGTTCGCTCGCCGAATACATCATCAACGAGTTTCCGAAGGTGCTCGCCGCACAAGTGGGAGCGGCGCTCGCAGGCGGCGGCGTCGAGGGCGTCAACAAGGTGAGCGCGGCGATTGCTACGCCGGGGACCGACGCTCAGTACGAACAGTCCGTGCGGCTCATGTCTCCGCTCGTTGGTATTGGATTGGACCTCTACAGGATGATGAGCAAGTAATGCCAGCACCCACCGCCATCACCCGATCCGCCATCGTCGCGCAGAGCTTCGCCGACGGAGGTCCGCAGCAGGCCGGCACGTACACCGTGACGCGCCGCGTGACGCTCGACGGCAACGTCGACGTCGAGAACGCAACGCACATGGCGCTCGTTTTGGGCGCGTTCGGGAAGCCGTTGAGCACCCTGCGCGGCACGCCCGTGACCACCGAGCGGATGGGCATGATGCGCTTGCGCGCGGTCAATGCCACGCCTGTGGTACTTTCGTCGAACACGGTCTTCGACGTCACCGCGCGCTATGACCAGCTCTACACATGGAACGAAGGCACCGGGCTCTCGAAGCTCGCGCTGCCCGTCGAGGTCGACTTCGACGCCACGCCGCGCAGCGTGCTTATGTACCGCTCGCCGTCTTTTACCACGCAGCCGGCGGCGGATCTCAACACGACGAGCGATCTCGGCGGCACGTCGGTCGACTACGCGGGCAAGCCGATCCAGGCGCTGATCCCGCAGATGACGGTGCGCGTGTCGGTCGTCTTCGACTGCTCTGGCGTCAACTCGTCTCAGACGCTCGTTTCGGTGTACGACAAGATCAACACCATTGCCGGAAAGTGGAACAACGCCACCTTCATGCATTGGAACACGAATCAGGTGTACTGTGAATCCGGCAGCGTGTCGCACATCCGCGACGAGTACTACCGCGCGACGTTCAACCTACGGTGGGACCTGTGGTACGGCTGCGAACAGCAGCCCAAGACCGACGTCTGGGGCAAGGCGTCGGTGAACGCGAGCGGCCAGGCGTCCGAAGTCACGTGGAAATCTCTCGTGCGCGGGACCGCAAATCTCTCGACGATATTCGGCCTTTCCAACGACTCGACGCTGGCGGCGCAGACGGCTAAGGAAGGGTCGTTTATCACCTACCCATGATCCAGACGCACTCACAGCGCGTGCAGGCGACCAACGCGGCCCAGATGGCCGCGGCGCTGCCGTCCGAGTCGCGCGCGCGCGTCCAGATGGACACCGTGCCCTTCATCCTCGGCAAAATCACCGGCTACACCGCGCTCCCTGCGCCCGAGGTCAACCGCTGGCTCTACACGTGGACGCAGGCGAACGTCGGGACCACCACGCGCTACATATTCTCCGTTCCGGCGACGGAACCGTGGTACTACGGCGAGGCGCTGAACGTCACCGAAGCCGCGAACACGACGACGTTCATCGGTCCGAACGTGAACCCGGCGAACGTGCCGGCGGGCTTGAATCTCATGCCCGTCGCGGTTGGAATGTACGTGCTGCTCTTTCCGGGCCGACGGGAGAACGGTTCTCCCATCTGGCTCTTCGCGGTCGAGAACGCTTTTGACGGGACCTGCTAAATGCCCATCTTCCACACCCCACAGCTCATCAACGACGGAGGAGCGTCCAACGCGTGGCTCGCGCTTCCGGCGCTCCCCGCAGGCGTCGACCCCATGCGGCGCGTCATCCTCAAGGCGACCGACACCACGACAGGGCGCAGCGTCGTCGCGTTTCGCGTCGGCACCGCTCCGGCCGCAAGCACGTCCGACGTGAACAACATCTACGTCGACTCCGCTGGCTCCATGGATCTCGGCGTCGTGAACTACAACTCGATCACGGTGCGCCGGAACGGTGGAAGCACCGACAACAACGGGTACATCTACGTCATTTCCTACTCGATCAGCGAGCAGGGCCCGCGGGGGGTTTCCTAATGGGTGTGTATTTCGCCGACACGCAGACGATGAACTCGCGCTCCGGCAACTGGACCGCGCTCCCGACGCTTCCCGCAGGATTCGAGCCGATGCGCGAGGTGATCATCACCTGCGCGTCGGCGTTTCGCGTCGGCACGTGCACCGCTGGCCAGTCGACCGAGGATGCGGGGTGGTTCGTCCTAGACGCCGGCCGTCACTCGCTCGGCGTCGTGAACTACAACACGATCACCGTGCGCGCACAGGGCACTTCAAGCGCGTCGTATTTCCTCTACCACCTGTCGCCGATGGACGACGGTCCTGAGGGAAACTAAATGACTTTCGCCGAACTCGCGCAGCTTCTCGCGCCGTTCGTCGCCGTGCTCGGCGCGAGCGCCTGGCTTCATTCCACCATCGGCGATCTCAAAACGACCATTGCAACACTTACGGAGCGGGTTCGGCACCTTGAGGCCGAACTTGAACGGCTCAGAAGTAGGAGGAACTCACCATGACATCATGGAAGACAACCGCCGCAGGCATTGCTGCCATCATCGCCGCCCTCGCCACCGCGGTCGGCGCGCTGTTCGACGCCGACCCGGTGACCATGCCTGACTGGGGCGCGGTCGGTGCGGCCGTCATGGCGGGAATCGGGCTCATCGCCGCGCGTGACAACGGCGTCACGAGCGAACACGCGGGCGCGAAGTGATCTATGCGTTCATTCGCGCGATCATCGACTCTCTGCTTGAATGGTCTGCGCGCTCTCGCGTGGTTCGCGTCGTTGGCGGGGGCTCTCGTCTGGCTGACCGCGTGCGGGCCCAGATACGTCGCCGCGCCGGACTCGCCGCTTCTGATCGTCAAGGCGAAGGGCAGCGTCCTCGTGGCAATGCGTGACGGCGACGACATGGTCGAGGTCGGCTGGATCGACGCGCAGGCGCTCGAGGGCCAGACGGCCGTGCCGTTCGACTGGAGCGCCGAGGAATGAGCCAGAACCTGCGGTGGTGTTGCTGCGAAGGCACGCTCAACGATTGCTGCGAGATGCAATCGTGCTCGGGATTCGTCGCGCCGACGCAAATCACGATTAGCTATAGCGGAACGGTGACGCGAACGTGGTCGACTGGTCAAAGCGCCGTCATAGCGACGTACACCTACACGATTCAAAGCGACAGCGCCTTTACCCAGCGTGGCAACAACTGCGCCGGCAGGACATACGACCCGCCGCGAGAGTTCGGATGCCCTACGGCGACGCTGACGTACAACTACAACGGCTACGAATACCAGCCCCAAGACGCGGTGAATGAAAGCTATTTGAGCGGTCACGTGCCGTGCGGTGGATGCGATGCGAACTTTCTTTGCGATCTTGACATCGTGTACTGCCTGTATTCGTCGTCAAACTGGTATGGCACGTCACGTGTGGTAAATGGCTCGGGCTCACCGTTGTTTGAATCCGAGTGCTGCCAGCACCGACCCACAAACGATTCGGTGCTTCGGTTTCTGTGCTGCGAGTCGTGCAAGTGCGTGCGTCCTGCAATCATGTACACGCCGGCTGTGACGGTGTGGACCACCGCGAATGACTTCTTCACCATGACGCCGGGTTGCTGCAATAACGACGTCGGCGGAAGCGGGCCTGGGACATGGGTCATGCCAAGATTTCAGATTCACGGCAAGTGTGGTTGCCCAGACGCGACGACGTGGGCCCAAGCGAACCTGGTTACCGACTGCGCGCCACCGGATCTTATTTGTCCACCACTAGACTGTAATGGTCTTCTAAGTGGCGTTACAAACACTGGGGCAGACTTGTGGAGCTGGACGTGTGAGTCGGATAGCGGCGACCCGTTCAATCCCATCATCAACTTCTGTGAGGTCACGGTCGGGTATACGGACGTATGCACTCAGACGCTTACGGTGACCATCACATGAACTGCCGATACCGCGAAGGGACCAAGTGCACGCAGCCGAGGGCCGACGCGTACGGGCGGCACGTACCGCCCCGCGTCTGCGCCGTCTGCGACCATTACGACGGGCCTGCGCGAGGCGCCGGCGACCGCGTCGAGGCCGTGACCAGGGCGACGGGCCTCAAGGCCCTGTGGGAGCGCCTGCGCCGGTTCTGGAAGCCGCCCACGCCAGAGAAGCGGGCGACGTCCTGCGGCGGATGTGCGGCGCGCCGGCGGGCGCTAAACGAAAGATTCCCGAGCAAGGGCTAATGTCCCCTTGCGCGTCCTGCCGATGATGGCTAAGGTGTTCCATCATCCGGCTAAGCCGGGAAAGGTTAGAAGATGCAAGACGAGAACGAAACGCCGTCCGAGACGGCGCCGCGCCGGCTCAAGGGTCAGGCCGTGTGGATCTCCATCGACCAGTACAACCGGCTCGGCGTGCAGGCCGAGAAGGCGGGCAAGTCCCGCTCCGCGCTCGTCCGCCGCGCCGTGGAGTCGATGCTGCGCCGGTTGGAAAAGCCGACAGCCGAACTGGAGGTGCGCTGATGGGCGTGGTCCTCATTTTCATCATCGGCGCGTGGCTGCTCGGCGGGTTCGACTGGCAAGGGGGTGGGGAATGACTGAGCAGGAACGTCAGGAACGCTACAAGGCGCTCGGCGACGTCCAGCGCCACACCTACGACGTCGAGGTCGGGACGCGGGTGCCGTGGCCGTTTCCGCGCTCGAGCGAGTCGCACGACCTCGCCGACCAACTGGAGATCCTCGCGCTGATCAACGAGGCCAGCGACCGCAGGCTCGCGCAGTCGCTCCGCGAGGCCGCGGCGAGGATTCGAGCGTTGGAGGAGATCCTGAGGACCACGCTGCGCTCGAAGTGCGGCAGGGAAGGGGGCTGTGAATGAGCACCGAACTAGCAACCGTCGAGGCTGCGACGCCGCTGACCCGGGCCCGATTCGAGGCGTCCGTCGCGAGGGAAATGGGCCCGTACGTCGTCCGTACGTTTTCCATCGAGCTGCAAGGCAAGCGCTACGTGCAGGTCGCCGGGGCGACTGCCCTGGCGTCTGGATGCGGCTACGCGGTGCGCGAGGTCGACGTGCGCAGGTTCGACGTCGACGGCATCAAGGGGTGGGAAGCCACCGCCGAGATCGTCGACCGCAGTACCGGGCACGTAGTCGGCCGCGGGTCCGGCATCGTGACCGACGATGAGAAGCCGTGGGGATCGCGCCCACAGTTCGCGCGACGCGCAATGGCGTCGACCAGAGCAGCCGGCCGAGCGCTTCGGCTGTCCCTCGGACACCTGTTTGCGCTCATGGGTGATCGGGTGGCGACCGTAACCGCCGAGGAGATGCCGAATGACACCGAGTGAAGCCATCGCTCAAATCCGGGCCATTTTGAGCCGCCTAGAACCCCCGCAGAGCCCTGCGGCGGATCCGGGCGGGCAGTCGGCCCCCGTGAAGCCAGAAGCCGCCACGGGCGATTCCCGGCTCTCGTTTCGTGACGCCAGCGTGATCTTCTACGAGGTCGGCAAGACCAAGTCGGGCCGAGACAAGGCGCGTATCGGCATCGAGTGGAAGAGCACCAGCGGGCGGGTACGCGAGTACTACGACTGCTACGACATGAAGGTCGTCGAGGCGTTCGACCCGCTCAACAAGGGCGACCGTGTCCAGTTGACGCTGAAGCCGTGGAACGATACCCATATCGTCTCGGCGGTCACGGTCGTGGAGCGATCCGAACTCAAGCGGATTTCGCTGCCGGCAGCCGACCTCGACGAGATTCCATTCTGACCATTCCCTCGCGCGGCTGCCTCCCGCGCGGGCTCCCTGAGCAAGCCCCCCGTGCACCCGCGGGGGGCTTGTGCTTTTTACGGAGGCACTACGCATGGACGCTAAATGTTGGATGGAGCAGCCGCCGAAGGAACCGACGGCTCGTGATGTTCAGTGTGCTGACAAGATGCGCGAGCAGCTGAAGTCGTGGCTGCTTATCGGTGGAACGCGTCAGACATTTCCGTTTGAGCGTAAGGCGCACAAAATCTCGACCATTTACGGATACCCCGGCGCGCGGTGGGTTTCAGCCGCGTGCCGCAGGGTGAAGAACTGGGTCGAGTTCCAGCGCCGCAGGGAAGCTTGCAGGATGAGCGAGGACGAGCTGCGCGCGTTCCGGCAGCACCTCACGTGGACTCCGCGCACGGCCGTCTGGAAGGCATTCTCGGCGTTCATGGCCGACCGAAATGGCGAATGGAAGATGCGCCTGGCGACGCACCTCGGGGCCTACGACGCCGCGCAGGCGGCCATGCAAGGGCAGAGCACCGCCGAGTTCCTCGAGGCCGCCGACGAGGCGCGCCGGCTGTGCGCTGAACTGCCGGACGAATGGGATCCCCGCCCGGTCGAGCGGTTCCCGCGCGGCATCCCGCCGGAACGCCAGGCGCTCTGGAAGGCGACGCCGTTTCGGAGGTACGTCGGATGAACGAACCGCAACCATTTGAGATCGCCTCGCCGGGCATTTCCTCAACCGTGCCGCCGATGCGCCCGTTCGTCGTCGATGGGCTGCTTCGACGCGGCGAAATCTGCAACTTCATCGGCGCCAGCAAGACGGGCAAGACGTGGATGCTGTACCACCTCATCGCGGCGCTCGCGTCGGGGGGGGAATGGCTCGGCCGCAAGTGCGCCCGGTCGCGCGTCCTGCTCGTCGACAACGAACTCCACCCCGAGACGGCTAAGAACCGCATGGCGGACGTCGTCGAGGCGCTCGGCATCTCGAGGGACGAGTTCGATGCGCGCGTTTCGGTGGCCTTCGTGCGCGGCCGGATGGCCACGCTCGAGGACGTCGAGGCGACCATGCGCCGCGCCGGCCGCGAGGCGTTCGACGTCATCGCCCTGGACGCCTTCTACAGGTTCCTCAAGGGCGTCGACGAGAACGCCAACGGGGAAATGACGGGGGTCTACAACCACCTGGACCGCATCGCCGAGTTCAGCGGCGCGGCCATCATTAACGTGCACCACAGCTCGAAGGGCGACCAATCGAACAAGGCCACCACCGACGTCGGCTCGGGCGCCGGCGCCATCGCCAGGGCGACCGATACGCACCTCGCGTTCCTGCGGCACATGGACGACGGCTGCGTCGTCCTGCGTGGCGAGTGCCGCTCAAGCCGGCGGCCTCTGGCGGTCGGCCTGAGGCTGAACCCGCCGTTCGTCACAGTGGACACGTCACTCGACCTCGACGACCTGTGGACGGCCAAGAAGGCTGCCAAGGGCAACAAAGCCGAGCCGACGCTGGACGAGTTCGTCCGGCAGTTCGTGGACGGGAAGTCCGTGCGAGGCGAGATCGTCGCGAAGGCACGGGGCCACGGCATGGCCAAGATCAGCGCCGAGCGCTCGCTGGCCGAGGCCATCAAGGCCGGAATGCTCACTGAACGGCTGGTTCAAGGCAAGATGGGAGCGCCGCGTCGGGAGCTCGTTTCCTTAGCCGCGACTAATACGACATGACTTCCTCACGCCTATATAGAGTTAGGAACAGGAAAGGGCACTCTCTGAGGTCGAGTGCCCGTCCTGCCTCTGCTAGGAATCGAAACGCCACGAGTTGACAGCGCACCTAAATGTGCATAACTTGTGCATATGTCGATCTCTAGCCGCGAGAAAGGGAAGCGTGGTGAACTGGAAGCCTGCGAAGCGCTCGGACGGGTCGGCATCGACTGCCGGCGCATGGTGCAGTACGCGAACAGGAACGGCGGACACCGTGACCCGGACATCGTCTGCGACGGCATGAACGTCTGGTTCGAGGTCAAGCGGGTCGAGCGGCTCAACCCGTACGCGTTCCTTGACCAGGCCATGAGCGACAGCCGTGGCAAGCAGCCCTGCGCGATTCTGATGCGGCCGAGCCATCGGCCGTGGACGATCATGATGCGCCTGGACGACCTGCCCAGGTTTGTGGAGGAGTACCAGCGTGCCCGCGTTCAACCCCAGGTGGACAGCCCCGAGGCACTTTGATGCCGACCGATCCGCAGGCTACTCAGGTGGCAAGTGGCAGCGCATCCGCCGGCTGTGGCTCATGGCGCACCCGGCGTGCAACCGATGCGGGCTCGCCGGCGAGGAGGTGCACCACATCGTCGAGCGGCAACACGCGCCGCACCGGTGGGACGACCTCAGCAACCTCGAAACCGTCTGCCATCGGTGCCACATGGCCCACCACCACGGTGGATAACTCGCCCGACTTATCCACAAGTTATCCACAATCGGCACTTTTGACGCTCGGACGGGGGGGGTCGATTTTTTGAGCGGGTCGCCGACCGGGAATCACGCCGCATCCGACATATGTACTGCGGTACTCGCCTACAACGCCGACGTGCTCGCCGGACGCGTGCCCGCCGGCCGGTGGATCTACGCCGCCGCGCGGCGATTCGACGCCGACCTAAAGCGCGCCGACCTTTACCTCGACTGGGCTGCGGTCAATGCACTCGACGCCCACTTCCGCCGGCTCACGCTCGTCGGCGAGTCAAGCGGCACCGCGTTCGCCTTGCACCCCTGGCAGCTCTGGGTGCTCGCCCAGATCGTCGGATGGCGCGTCCTCGCCGACGGCCGCCGGCGCTGCCGGCTCGCGCTCGTGCAAGTCGCCCGCGGCAACGGCAAGACGACGCTCATGGCGGGCCTGGCCCTGTGGGATCTCCTCGCCGGCGACGGTCGCCGGGTGCACGTGATCGCCAACAACGAGGAGCAAGCCGGCATCTGCCTCGACACGGCCAGGACGATGGCTATTCGCCTCGCCGATCCGACGCTGCTCGCCAGGGCGCAGCGCGTCGTGCGCCCGTCCCATGACTGCGAAATGACCGCGCTGCCGGCGCTCGAACGCAGCCTTGACGGCCTCAACCCGTCGCTGTGGATCGCCGACGAGGCCGCCGAGTTCAAGGGTCGGTTCCTGACCAAGCTTCTCACGACGGGGGCCAAGCGGAGGGAGTCGACCGGCATCATCATCACGACGCCCGGGAGCAACCCGGAGAACCACTACGCCGAACTTGTGAAACAGGGCGAAGCAATCTTGTCCGGCGAGCTCGAGGACGACACGGTCCTACCGATCCTGTACGGGCTCGACCCGGCGGACGCGCTGGACGATGAGTCGAACTGGGGCAAGGCAAACCCGGGCCTTGAGCACGGGCAGCCGGACCTTGCATCGCTGAAACGTTCATGGAACACGATGAAACGGTCGCCGATGGGGCGCGGCGAGTTCGCGCGCTACCACGCGGCGCGCTGCGACGAGAACACAGGCGGGTGGCTCGACATGAGCCTGTGGCCGGGTGGCAGCGCGGTCGACTGGGAAAGCCTGCGCGGGCGTCCCGCGTGGTGCGGGCTCGACCTGTCCAAGACGCTCGACATGACGGCGCTGGTCGTGGCCGTGCCGCTCGACGACGGGCGCGTCGCCATTCGTGGTCACTACTGGTGGCCGCGCGCCGAGGTTGCGCAGCGCGAGCTCGACTACCGCTACCCGATCAGGACCTGGGCCGCGGAAGGCAAGATCACGCTGACGCCAGGGCGCGAGATCGACTACGAAGCCGTGCGCGCGCGCATCCTTGAGCTGCGCGACGAGTTCGACATCCGGGCCGTCGGCTATGACTCCTGGGGCTCGAAGTACCTCGCCGAGCAACTCCAGACGGACGGCGTGCCGATCATAGCCTACCGCATGGGCATTTCCACGTTCGGTCCGGGCTGCGCGCTGTTCCAGAACCTGTGGGCCGGCTCGCGTCTGGTCATCGGCGACGATCCGATCCTGCGGCGCTCGTGCGCCGACGCGCACGCGAAGCGCGACCAGAACGGGAACATTCGGCCCGTGAAGTCGCGGGAGTTCTGCGCCATCGACCCGCTGGTCGCCTCGATCATCGCGTGCCACGTGTGGGGCGGCACGAAGCGCTCCGGCTACGACGAAGAGGCCGAGGAATATTTCAAACGGAATACTGTTTAGATGCAATCCGCGCGGCAGACGCAGCACCTAATACATAGATGCTGCGCGAACTGTTCCGACGGCTGCTCGGCCACTATCCGACACACGGCGTGCTGGTGCCAAGCTTCGACTCGGCCGGCATTCCGTCGGTGACGCCGTCGACCGCGCTCGCGTTCACCCCGGTCTACCGCGCGGCGTCTCTGATTGCCAACGACATCGCGCGCACGCCGCTTAAGATTGACGACGATATTGCGGCGCGCCTGATCGCGCAGCCGAACCGATGGCAGAACGGGTTTGAGTTCCGCCGCGCGCTCACGCTTCAGGCGCTTCTGTACGGCAACGCCTTCGCGGTAATCAATCGCACCGTCGGCGGCGATCTCCTCGAACTGCTGCCCGTCGACATTGAGAGCGTGTCGCTCGACCTGACCAAGGCCGAGCCGTGCTACAAGACTCGCCAGTACGGCGAGGTGCCCATGGCCTCGATGCTGCACATCCGTGCCGTCGGGCTCGACGGGCTCTGGGGCGAGAGTCCGGTCCGCCTCTGCCGGACCTCGCTCCAGATTCTCGCCGCGCAGGAATCCTCGCAGCTTGAGGTCATGCGGAACGCCGGGAATCCGAAGTTGGCGATTGTGCATCCGGGCCCGATGGGCGCGCCGGCCAAGCAGATGGTCGCCGAGGATTTCGTCAAGCACCACGCGGGCGCGGCGAACGCAGGCCGACCGCTCGTGCTTTCCGAGGGCATGAAGGTCGAGCGGATCAGTTCGACGCTCGACGACGCGGGCATCGCCGCGGCGCGCCGCTACAGCGTGGAGGACGTGTCGCGCATCTACGGCGTGCCGACGTCGTACCTGAGCGAGCACAGCACGAACGCGTACGGCTCGATGGAGTGGCTAAGCCGAATGTACGTCGACGCGTGCCTCTCGCACTGGTTCGCCGCGTGGCAAGCCGAGATCACCGCGAAGCTCGCGCCGTTCGGTGAGATGCACTTCGACGCCGACACGATCAGCCGGCCGTCGCTCGCCGAGCAAATGGCCGCGCTACGGACCGGCGTCGAGTCGGGCGTCATCACGCGCAACGAAGCGCGCGAGTGGCTCGACCTCGATCCGCTGCCGGGCCTCGATGAGCCCATTGTCGCAAAGAACATGGGCACGGGCGGCGGCACCACCAACATCGGCGCGAACACGTCGGAGCAGATCACATGATTGAGCGCCGCAGCATCGCCATTGAGAAGCCGACTGGCCGCACCCTCAGCGGGCTCGCCGTGCCCTACGGCAAGTGGTCGCGCGAGATCTCCGAGCCGTTCGCGCCTCAGTTCCGCGAGAAGATCGCGCGCGGCGCGTTCGGCGACGTCGGCGCGCTCGACATCAAGCTGCTCTTCAATCACGACGGCGGCGCGCTCCTCGCGCGCACGCGCAGCGGCACGCTGCGGCTCACCGACACGGCCTCTGGCCTTCGGTTCGACGCCGATCTTGCGGACACCACCGTCGGGAACGACGTGCGCGAACTCATCGCGCGCGGCGACCTGAGCGGAGAAATGTCGTTTGGGTTCTACGTCGAGAAGGACGAATGGAACCCGCGACGCACCGAACGCACCGTCACCGCCGCGCGGCTCGTCGAGCTGAGCGTGGTCGTCGACGCCGCGTACGGCGACAAGACTTTTTCGAGCCTGCGGAGCGTTTCCGCGGCTGCACTCGAAGCCGCTGCGCTGCGGCTCGAAATCCACTTGCACAGGATGAGCAATGTCTGACGACCTGAACAACCTTGAGAACACCGTCCACGAGTACCGGAAGACCCTCGATGCCTTTTCGGCGCGAACGGGTGCGAAGACGCACCACGTCGAGATCCGGGGCAGCGGCGAGGAGCGCGAGAAGATCGCGC